GGAAGAAGTTACCCGTAGATATGGGGTGGATCGTCGGGTTATTGCCTGTCCTGACCCAACAGGAGGTGCAAGGAAGACAAGCGGTGTGGGCGTAACGGACCACGCAATCCTCAGACGCAGTGGTTTTACGGTGCAGAGTCCCAGATCACCGTGGAAGATCCGCGACAAGATCACAGCGGTCAACACGGGCCTAATGGATGCTTCTGGAGCGCGTCGAGTGAAGATTCATCCGAGATGTAAGGAGCTAATCAAGTCGCTGCGAACGCTGACTTACGCTCCAGGCACTGGACTTCCCAACAAAAATCTAGGAGTGGACCACGCATTTGATGCTTTCGGGTATCTTGTGCTCCAACAGTTCAACTTGGCCAAGCCTGAGGCCATGGGAACTACGTCATACCGCTTGTATTGAGGATGTTCCGTCCGCTCAACGCGCCTCTCTGCCCAAAATGCGGCTCAGAGGAGTCCAAGGTGATGGGGCGTTATACGTCACAGGACAACGATTGCGTGCGTGAGCGGCGTTGTTTGAGTTGTGATCACCGCTGGAAAACGCTGCAATCAGCCGAAGAGGCACTTGATCCGTCGATACAGGTGCGATTTTTCCGGTGGAATTCACCGAGTGGTAGCAAGCGGCGCGTAACGCTGGAGTATGCGTCAAAAACTGTTTAGGATTGCGGGGTAACTTTGCCAAAAGGCGAAGGACAAGTCTCCTGCAGCGGATCAGGAGTGAGGGACGCCAGGTGCGCGAGCCGGTTCTAGTCCGCAATCATTTGAAGCGTTAAGCTTGCAGCAACTGGATACTGAGTATGGCCTCTAAGAAAAGTGCCGCAATGAAGCGGTGTGAGGGTTACATGAAGGCTGTCCGCAAGGGCAAGAAGAAGACGTCTAGTAAGAAGAAGAAGTGATGGTTAGACTGGGCATGTCGTCGCATTTTGCGTCATGCCTGGTCATTACGGAGCTGGTGGCAAGAAAAAGCCTGCTGGCAAGAAAAAGGGCATGAAGAAAGGCAGCAAGAAGATGCGGTGTAGCTGTGGCAAGTGAAAACGTCCCAGTAAACAAAGCGCTTTATGCTCGCGTAAAGGCTGAGGCCGAGCGCAAGTTCGCGGTTTATCCGAGCGCGTATGCAAATGCGTGGCTTGTGCGCGAGTATAAGAAGCGTGGTGGCACCTACAAAAAGGCAACCAGTGGCGGAACGAAAAAAACCACGAAAACCCGCAAAACCAAAAAAGCCAAGTAAAGGCCGTGGCGGCCTGGGCAGATGGTTTGACGAGAAATGGGTCGATATAAAGACCGGGAAGCCTTGTGGTCGCTCCAAAGGCGAAGATAGAGCGTATCCAGCGTGCCGACCGTCAAAACGGGTGTCGGACAAGACGCCAAAAACGACTAAGGAGATGTCTGCTGCCGAAAAAGCCCGTTTTAAGCGCGAGAAAACCAGCTCGAAGAGGATAGGCTATCAACATAAGCGTCGTAAGCCTAAAGGTAAAAAGTAATGGCCAAAATCCAACGCGGTGGTCATACATTTGATGGCTACAACAAACCAATCGCCACTCCAGGGCACTCCAGCGGTAAATCTCACGCTGTTGTAATCAAAGAGAACGGCAAGGATCGTTTAATTAGGTTTGGACAGCAAGGCGCAAAGACTGCTGGCAAGCCAAAACCTGGTGAAAGCGAGGCAATGAAAAAGAAGCGTGCTGCCTTCAAAAAGCGGCACGCGAAGAACATTGCCAAGGGCAAAACCAGTGCCGCATATTGGGCTAACAAAGTAAAATGGTGACATGACTTACTCCGTCCCAGGGCTCGTAAGGACCCATCTGGTCAGCAGCTCCTATATGGGGAGTGTTGACAGTCCGTTTGTCCGTACACGGGCAGTGATTGACCAGATGAAGGGCTGGGAGATCATGAAAGCCGTTACCAACGGAACGGAGTATTTACGCGAAAACAGCGAAGCGTTTTTACCTTTAGAGCCCCGTGAAGACTATTCAGCGTACTTAGCGCGTGTAAACCGATCTGTCTTCACGCCGTACACGCAACGATTGATTCGAGCGGCAGCTGGCTTAATCCTTCGCAAACCAATCAGCATTGAAGGCGACCCTTATTGGACAGAGGTCTTTAATAAGGATGTTGATGGATGTGGGTCGGATCTAGATGAATACGCTCGACGACTCTTGATCTGTGCCCTGACGTATGGGCACTGTCACACGCTGGTTGAGGTGGATCCCACTCAGATCTACGGTTGGCGACTGGACCGCGAAACCAATTATGGAAACCTTACACAGGTTCGAATTGGCGAAAAGGCAGTAGTCCCTGATGGCGAGTTTGGAGAAAAGGTCTATGACCAAGTACGTGTCATCGAGCCTGGTCGTTATCGCGTCTTCCGGCAAGAAGAACAGAAGAAAGCGATGCAAGGGAAGTTTCCATACCCCTCTTCGTTCGATCAATCCGACGCTACAGCGGAGTATGAACTGGTTGAATCTGGTCCTTACTCGCTCGATCAAATTCCACTGGTAACGATCTATGCGAATAAAACAGACACAATGACCAGTAAGCCGCCTTTGCTGGACATTGCTCACCTCAATCTGGCGCACTATCAACGGCAAGCAGACCTCATCCACAGCCTTCATATCGCCTCACAACCGATGCTCGTCCTTGAAGGCTGGGACGATCAAACGAAAGACATGGCTATCAGCGTTAATTACGCGATGGCGACCCAGCCGGGTAACAAGGTCTATTACGTGGAACCTGCATCAAGCGCGTTTGAAGCGCAATCATCGGAAATACAAGAGCTACAGCAGCAGATGGCGACACTCGGCATCAGCACGCTGAGCCAACAAAAGTTTGTTGCTGAATCCGCTGACGCTCGTCGTCTGGATCGGATTGACACCAATTCGATGTTGTCGATGGTATCGATGGATCTGGAGTCAGGTTTGCAAAAGTCCTATGACTTGGCAGCAAATTATTTGGGCATTGAAGCTCCAGAGATCAAGATCAGTCGTGACTTCGATCTGCAACGCCTGATCGGTCAGGACATTGCAGCGATGGGTCAGCTGTTTGAGGATCAGATCATCAGCCGCGAAGAGTTCCGCGACATGCTGGTTCAAGGTGAGATCTTGCCTACAGCAGCAGAGGCTCGTGAGAGCGGTACAGTAGAGGAGTAATAGCTTTCGTTCCCATGGGACTTCGTTTTGAGGAAATCAATCCTCCTAAAAAAGAAGAAAAGCCTGCAGAAAAGAAGCCTGCCGCCAAAAAAGCAAAGGCTAGTAAAGTAACAGAGTCAACTGATTCCTAATAATGGAAGAACAAGTCATCCAGGAGACGCCCGTGGCGTCCTCTGAACAGCCTGTGGCTGAGACTGCTCCGACTCCAACCGTCGATGTTTCTGCTTACGAGCAGCAAATTAAAGCGTTGCAACAGCGTGCCAGCGAAGCTGAGGAAAAATTCCAAGGCATCAAAGGCAAACTTGACGACGTTTACAAAAAACAAGACGAGCAGCGTCGTAAAACACTGGAAGATCAAGGCCAGTGGAAAGACCTTTGGGAGGAAGCTAACAAAACTGCTCAAACCAAAGACCAGCAGATTGCTGAGCTAGAGCAAAAGCTGGCGGATCTTCGCACTTCTAATGAGACAGCGGCGATGAAAACGTCTGCGTTGTCAGCCATCAGTCAGTCTGGTGCGATTAACGCTGCACAGATGCTCCAGCTTGTTCAAGGCAACTTGAAAAAAGCAGAAGATGGCAGTGTCAAGGTGCTGAATGGTGGTGTTGAGGAAGACCTCAATGTTTACCTTGCCAAGCTGAAAAACCCTGGCTCTGGCTTTGAGCATCATTTCAAACCAAGTGCTCAGGCCGGTATGGGCGCTAAGCCAACAACTGGAACTGCAGGTGCCTCAGGTGTCGCTAATCCCTGGGCAGAAGGTAGTATTAACTTAACCAGGCAAATGGCCTTGGAAGCTACTGACCCCGATCTTGCAGCTGTGCTCAAGAGAGAGGCTGGTAAATAGTCCCCGTGGGACACCACCTCAAGTCCGTGACTT